CATTACATTCTATTCAATCCGAATATGAATGTAGCAATCCTTGCAAACAAGGCCTCAACTGCAAGGGATATTCTTGGACGACTACAACTCGCATACGAAAACCTACCTAAGTGGTTACAACAAGGGGTAGTATCATGGAACAAAGGTTCTGTGGACTTAGAGAACGGTTCTCGTGTGGTTGCATCATCCACATCATCATCTGCTGTTCGTGGTGGTTCATACAATATGTTGTTCCTAGACGAATTTGCATTCGTTCCACAAAACGTTGCAGAAGATTTTTTTAGTTCGGTATACCCTACAATCTCATCTGGTAAGTCTACCAAAGTTGTTATCGTATCAACTCCTAACGGTATGAACATGTTCTACAAGTTATGGACTGATGCAGAGAACAAACGTAACTCTTATAATATCGTAGATGTTCACTGGAGTCAAGTGCCAGGCCGTGATGAGAAGTGGAAAGCAGAAACTATTGCGAACACCTCACAAGAACAGTTCCAAAGGGAATTTGAATGTGAGTTCTTGGGTTCTGCAAATACTCTGATTCATCCTTCTGTTATTAAAGCAATGGCATTCCATAACCCAATCAAGTCAAACGCTGGATTGGATGTATATGAAAATCCACAGTCTGGTAAAATGTATTCTATTGTATGTGACGTTGCAAGGGGAACTCAGAACGACTATTCTGCATTTATTGTATTTGATATTTCTACAGTGCCTTATCGTATTGTTGCAAAATATCGTAACAATGAAATCAAACCTCTACTCTTTCCTAACATTATTCATGATGTTGCAACTGCATACAATCTTGCATATGTTATGGTGGAAGTTAATGATATCGGTGAACAAGTTGCATCTGCACTACAGTTCGACTTGGAATATGAGAACCTTATTATGGCGTCCATGCGTGGACGTGCGGGTCAAGTATTGGGTGGTGGATTCTCTGGTGGTAAGGCACAACTTGGTGTGAGAACAACTAAGGCAGTCAAAGCACTTGGAACCTCTAACCTTAAACAGATTATTGAAACAAACAAACTGATTATTCAAGACTATGACTTGATTAATGAGTTCTCAACATTCATCCAAAAGGGGCAATCCTTTGAGGCAGAAGACGGACACACAGATGACTTGGCAATGTGTTGTGTTCTATTTGCATGGATGGTTCAACAGACATATTTCAAAGAACTAACAGATGATGATATTCGTGCAAGGATGTTTGCAGAACAACAACATCAACTAGAACAAGATATGGCTCCATTTGGATTTATGGACGATGGTTTACAAGACCCATATGGTGAAACTATTATTGATGAATATGGAACACGGTGGAGCCCAGTGGTTCGCTCATTTGACTCAGATTGGTAGAAATCTTAAAATACCTACATAATGTCAAGTATATCGTTTTCTAATTTAAGAAAACAATTCGCACAAACGATTTGAGATTGTTTAATGAGTTCCATAACTTCTGTTCTAGATTCTTCATTCAATCCCTTTCTTTTTGTGAGTTTACGAATATTCCTCTCATGAGGATAAAACTGGAGACAGGCAGTTTCAGACTCTCCACAGTGGCAACAGAACTTTTCGCCAAGATATTCATTAACCCATATCTTGCGTTTTCTGTAGTTTCTCTGTGATACTTTCTTTATGGTATCTTTGTATTTCTGATAATGCTCCGACATATCATTATTTATGTGCTGCCTAACCTATAAAAAACGGTGTGTAAAACATCCTTTTTATAAATATAAGTGTAAATTTGAGGAAACCCTTAGATTATTGAATCCATAAAGGAGAAATAAAGATGGCATTTCAAGTATCCCCTGGCGTGCTCGTCAAAGAGATTGACTTGACTAATGTTGTTCCTGCTGTTGCTACATCAATTGGTGCAATCGCTGGTGCTTTTGTAAAAGGCCCAGTAGGTGAAATCATTCCAATTGGTTCAGAAGGAGAACTGGTTGATATCTTTGGCAAACCAAACTCAGATAACTTTGAGACTTGGTTCACTGCCGCTAACTTCTTGCAATACGGTAATGCGTTGAGAGTTGTTCGTGCTGACACGGGCGAACTAAACGCAACTGCCGATTCAGCAGGATTAGCAATTAACAATGACACAGTTTATGAAGATAACTATGCTGACGGTTCGGGTTCAGTTGGTTCTTGGGCATCTAGAACGCCTGGCACATGGGGTAACTCCCTTGGTGTTTCAGTTTGTTCTTCTGCTGCCGCATTTGAAGCAACTGCTACTGCAACGGTTGATGGCGCACACACTGCTGGCGCAACTACTCTTGCGGTAACTGATGGAACAGAGTTCCAAGTTGGTGATATCATTTATCTACAAGAAACTGATGGAACACAATACGAAATCACTGCGATTTCAACAGACGATCTAACTATTCGTCAACTAGATAACCCAAATGGTGGTGGACTTAAATCTGCAATGTCTGGAGGCGAAGCAATTCGTAGACGTTGGAGATTCTACGACCTATTCGATGGAGCGCCAGGCACATCAACATGGGCAACAAACCAAGGTTTGACTGCAGCTGCAGACGAACTACATGTTGTTGTTTATGATACAACTGGTGACATTCGTGGGTTCTCAGCAGATGTTGCTGGACAAAGAACACTTTCAGTAATTGAAACATTCCCATTTGTTTCTAAGCATCCAAATGCAAGAACACCACAAGGTGGTTCGAACTACTATGTTAACGCTGTTAACGTTGGTTCACGCAATGTATTCTGGATGGATCACCCAACTTCTGGAACAGATTGGGGAACTGCACTTACTGCTGGTGGACTAGATACAGTCTTTGATGCTCCTGCTCTACCAATTGTTGACACACTTGGTGGTGGAACACAAGACCTTGCCGCAACAGTTGGTGAACTAGACCTTGCATATGACTTGTTCGCAGATGCAGAAACAGTAGATGTTAACCTAGTGATGGCTGGTAAAACACCAGACGGAACTGATGGTGTAACACACGCAACTAACCTAATTGACTTTGCAGAACTTCGTAAAGATGTTGTTGCATTCATCTCTCCTCGTAGAGCAGATGTGGTTGGTGTTACTACTGGAGCCGCACAGACTACAAACGTAAAAGGATTCTTCGATAACCTCGCAAGTTCTTCTTACGCAGTCTTTGACTCTGGTTACAAATATATGTATGACAAGTATAACGATGTTTATCGTTATGTCCCACTAAACGGCGACATGGCAGGACTTGCTGCGAATACTGACAACGTTGCAGACCCTTGGTTCTCACCAGCGGGTTACAACCGTGGACAGGTTCGTGGTGCAGTTAAACTTGCATTCAACCCAACAAAGGCACAAAGAGATATCCTATATCCTGCTCGTATCAACCCTGTTGTTACATTCCCAGGCCAAGGAACAGTTCTATTCGGTGATAAGACTGCTCTATCTCGTCCTTCTGCATTCGACAGAATCAATGTTCGTAGATTGTTCATTGTTCTAGAGAAGGCAATTGCGACTGCCGCTAAGTTCCAGTTGTTTGAATTCAACGATGACTTCACTCGTGCTCAGTTCCGTAACTTGGTTGAACCATTCTTGCGTGACGTTCAAGGACGTAGAGGTATCATTGATTTCTCTGTTGTTGCAGACGAAACAAACAACACTGGTGAAGTAATTGACAGAAATGAGTTTGTTGCAGATATCTACATCAAACCAGCTCGTTCAATCAACTTCATTACACTCAACTTCATTGCTGTTAGAACTGGTGTTTCTTTCAGTGAGATTGGCGGATAAGGAGATAAGACATGGCTAGTATTGACGATTTCAAATCAAACCTTATCGGCGGTGGTGCAAGAGCAAACCAATATCGTGTAATTATGACTACACCTACTGGTATTGCTACAGGACTTGACACTGTAAGAACACAATATTTGGTTAAGGCAACTTCATTGCCTGGCCAGACTATCCCAGAAGTTACTGTTAACTTTAGAGGTAGACAGTTGTTCTTGGCGGGCGACAGAACGTTTGAAACATGGACTACAACAATCATTAACGATACAGACTTTATGGTTCGTAACGCTATTGAACGTTGGATGAACGGTATCAATAATCTTGAAACCAACACTGGATTGACTAATGTATCTGAATATACATCTCAGTTGATTGTAGAACAGTTGGATAGAGATGATAACGTATTGAAGTCTTATGTTCTTCGTAACTGTTGGCCAACAGTAGTTGCACCTGTTGAACTATCATACGATACTGTAAGTGATATTGAAACCTTTGACGTGACTTGGAGATACACTTCATTCACAGCAAGTTCTGTATAATCTGGTTTTACAAACCTACTAAATAGTAGGGTAAAACTTAGGAGATTTATAGTATGGCGGAACTTTTTGGTTTCAGAATTACAAGAGCGAATCAAGGTAAGGGTGGTGATGGATTCACCGCCCCTACCTCTGATGATGGCACACTTGATGTAGTTTCGGGTGGAGGCCATTATGCGTCTGTTTTAGATATGGACGGACGTGACAGAAACGAACTTGATTTGATTCGCCGTTATCGTGATATTGCACAACAACCAGAGTGTGACAGTGCAGTTGAAGATATTGTAAATGAAGCAATTGTATCAGACGAAAGAGATCAGTCTGTATCAATTTCACTTGACAGATTAGACCTATCCCCTAATATCAAAAATAAAATTCGTGAAGAGTTTGATGAAGTTCTACGTTTGATGGACTTTAATCAAAAGGGACATGATATTTTTAGACGTTGGTATGTGGATGGTAGAGTTTATTATCATAAAATTATCGACCCTAAACAACCTCGTAAGGGACTTAAAGAATTACGTTACATCGACCCTCGTAAGATTAAGAAGGTTCGTGAACAACGTAAAGAACAAGACCCTAAAACTGGAATGGACTTAGTTGTTGCAGTAGATGACTTCTATTTGTATAACGACAAAGGACTAGATGTTAACGTAGGAACATCACAGGGCGTAAAAATTACAAACGATTCCATTGCATATTGCCCAAGTGGGTTGATTGATATGCAAAAAGGAACCGTTCTTTCACATCTACACAAAGCGATTAAACCAGTTAATCAGTTGCGTATGATTGAAGATGCGTTGGTTATCTATCGTATCTCTCGTGCGCCTGAACGTAGAATTTTCTACATTGATGTTGGTAACTTACCTAAACAGAAAGCCGAATCATATCTAAAGGATGTGATGAATCGTTATCGTAACAAACTAGTATACGATGCGAGAACTGGTGAAATCAGAGATGATAGAAACCACATGTCTATGTTGGAAGATTTCTGGTTGCCTCGTAGAGAAGGTGGACGTGGAACAGAGATTACAACCTTGCCAGGCGGTTCAAACCTTGGTGAGATTGATGACATTACATACTTCCAGAAGAAGTTGTATCGTTCATTGAACGTTCCAGTATCCAGACTTGCAGAAGAAACTGGATTCCAAATTGGACGTTCAGATAACATCACTCGTGACGAACTCAAGTTTACAAAATTCGTGCAGAGACTTCGTAAGAAGTTCTCAGTGTTGTTCCAAGATATGCTTAAAACACAACTTATACTAAAGGGTGTTATCGCAGAAGAAGAATGGCACACGATAAAAGAACACATTCAATTTGATTTCCTACAGGATGGATATTTTACAGAACTCAAGAATACTGAGATTCTGAGGGAACGTCTAGATATGTTAGGACAAATCGAATCGTATGTCGGAACATATTTCTCTAAAGAATATGTGAAGAAGAATATTCTTAAAATGACAGACGATGAGATTGAGGATATTGATAATCAAATCAAAGATGAAAGTGGCGGAGAAGATATGGGTGCCGATGACGGCATGTTCGCACATAACGATCCCACAAAAGGAGATAAATAATGGACAATGTAAGAGACTTTGTTGACTCAATTGCATCAGGCGATAACCTTGAGGCGGAGTCACATTTCAATAATGCACTCGCACAAAAGGTTGGCGATGCACTAGAAACAAAACGTATGGAAGTTGCAAAGACTTTTGTGACACATCATATCCCAGAAGTTGGTGAGGAAGACAGTGACTAAAACCGTTTCTCAACTCAGAAGAGAGTTGCCAGAAAAGGATGAACACAAAATGTCTAGGGAGTATAAGAAGTTATCTCCCAAGATGCAGAAGGCTGTGGATGCAATATTTAAAGAAATGGACACTAAACCTTCTAATTTCCTAAATACTTTTGAGAAAACAATAAATAACGTTGCAAAAGAGTTTAAAGTTCCGCAAAAGAAACTTATGGATTATTTTGAACGTGAAGTATTAACGGTAATGTAAAGAGAAGTCTAATGAAATTAATTGCAGAACAGATACAAGAAGTTGAATACATCGTTGAAGAAAAAGACGGTGGATCAAAAGAAATGAAGATTCGTGGAATCTTCATGCAGGCAGACCAGAAAAATAGAAATGGTCGTGTCTACCCATTTGGTGTCCTTCAAAAAGAAGTCACCAGATATAATAAAGAATTTGTTGCTGAAGGACGTGCATTTGGCGAACTCGGACACCCAGAAGGCCCTACGGTTAATCTGGATCGAGTATCACACATGATTACGAAACTTGAGGCGGATGGAAAGAACTTTATCGGTGAGGCCAAGTTGCTCTCAACTCCGATGGGGGAAATTGCGAAAGCACTAATCAAAGACGGTGGTAAACTTGGTGTCTCTTCAAGAGGCATGGGTTCACTAGAGTCTCGTGGTGGTGCGAATTATGTGAAAGACGATTTTTATCTTGCCACTGCGGCAGATATTGTTGCAGACCCTTCTGCTCCACAAGCCTTCGTTGAAGGTATTATGGAGGGTAAAGAATGGATTTGGAACAACGGTATACTTCAAGAAGTTGATGTTGCTGAAATCAAAAATGACATTAATGAAGGGGTAAGACGTAGAAATGATAATGTTTCCGCACTTGCCTTTGCTAAATTTTTGTCAAAACTTTAATCATTATAAATATGTTAAGATAACAAACTCAAGGAGAAATCCCAATGTCAGAACTAGACAAGACAATTGAGGAACTAGAAGCGGAAGTCCAGGCAGAGCTTGAAGAAGCGAAGCAACCTACGGACGGTGCCGGTAAAAGTGACTCAATGGAAAAGGTTGAAGGGGAAGTTCAAGACCTTGGCAAAGCTGTTGTCGACCCAGAAGAGAAGAAAGGCGCTGACGCTGCAAAAGCAACGAAACCCGCCAAGGATGCTCAGAATAAGGGCGCAAAAGATGCCGGTGGTGACGATGAACCAACCAAAGTTAAAGAACCTCTAGCCGCTGGGGTCGAAATCGACCATGACGGTGAGGAACTAGAAGAAGCTCGTATGACTAAAGAATCAATGATTACTGCAATGCAAGAAAAACTTGCAGGCATGAAAGCAGTTGATTTGAAGGCTGCATACGAATCAATGATGAATGACGATGAAGAAGAGAAAGAAGAGTCAGTTGACGAATCTACTCTTGAAGACCGTCTTGCATCTGTAGATGTATCTGAGGATGTTTCTGCACTTACAGAAGGTGAAGAACTATCAGAAGACTTCCAGAAAAAGGCTGCTACAATTTTTGAAGCCGCTGTTAAATCCAAACTTCGTTCAGAAGTAGAGCGTATCGAAATGTCTAAGACACAAGAAATCGCTGAAGAAATCAATAGAGTGCGTGATGAGTTGACTGAAAAGGTTGACGCATACATGAACTATGTTGTAGAAGAGTGGATGAAAGAAAACGAAATCGCAATTGAGCGTGGTCTCAAAGGCGAAATCGCAGAAGACTTCATCTCAGGTCTTAAAGACTTGTTCACAGAACATTATATTGATGTTCCAGATGAGAAGTATGACATTCTAGAATCACAGTCTGCAAAGATTGATGAACTAGAGTCAAAGATTAACGAGCAAATCGAAAAGAATGCAGAACTAAAGTCTGCAAACCAATCATTGGTTCGTGAGTCTGTTTTTGCAGAGGTTTCTGCTGATCTTGCCGCAACTGAGGTAGAGAAGTTTAAATCACTTGCAGAAGATGTTGAGTTCACTTCGGAAGAATCTTTCAAAGAGAAACTCGACACGCTTAAGGAATCTTATTTCCCTAAGGCAACCACTATCGCTGAATCTGTAGACTCCGAATCAGATGGTTCTGAATCTTACGATACAACTGGTGCAATGTCCGCTTACATGGCTGCAATCAGTAAAAATGTAAAGCGAGCTAGAGGTTAATAGGTTAAACTATTAACTTTTATAAATATTATTAGAAAAAAACTCAATTAAGGAGAAACAAAATGTTCCAGACAGAACATCTACAGGAAAAGTGGCAGCCAGTCCTAGAGCATAACGATCTTCCAGAGATCAACGACTCTTATCGTAAGGCTGTAACCACAGTTATCCTAGAAAACCAAGAAAAAGCACTTCGTGAAGACAGAGGTTTCCTCGGCGAAGCTGCTCCAACTAACGCCACTGGCGGTTCAGTTGACAACTGGGATCCAATCATGATCTCACTAGTGCGCCGTGCAATGCCTAACCTTATTGCATATGACGTTGCTGGTGTTCAGCCAATGACTGGCCCAACAGGACTCATTTTCGCAATGCGTTCACGTTACACTAGCCAATCAGGAACAGAAGCGTTCTACAACGAAGCTGATTCTGACTTCTCAGGCACAGGCACACAGGCCGGCACTAACCCTGCTGTTCTTAACGACTCACCTGCTGGAACTTATACTTCTGGTGAAGGTATGTCAACTGCTGCTGCTGAAGCACTTGGTGACGGTGTAGGCGCAGACTTCGGTGAGATGGCATTCTCAATCGAAAAGCAGACTGTTACTGCAAAGTCTCGTGCTCTAAAAGCAGAATACACAATGGAACTTGCACAGGATCTTAAAGCAATCCACGGTTTGGACGCTGAAACAGAACTTGCAAACATCCTATCTGCTGAAATTCTTGCAGAAATCAACCGTGAAGTCATTCGCACAATCTACACTGTTGCGAAGCCTGGCGCACAGACTGATACTGCAACAGCAGGAATTTTCGACCTAGACGTTGACTCAAACGGCCGTTGGTCAGTTGAGAAGTTCAAAGGTTTGATGTTCCAAGTTGAGCGTGATGCAAACGCAATCGCACAACAGACTCGTAGAGGCAAAGGTAACACAATCATCTGTTCATCTGATGTTGCATCTGCACTTCAAATGGCTGGTGTATTGGATTACACTCCTGCTCTTAACAACAACCTAAACGTTGACGATTCTGGCAACACATTCGCTGGTGTCCTAAACGGACGTTACAAAGTATACATCGATCCATATTCTGGAAACGGTGCTGCTTCACAATACTACACAGTAGGTTATAAGGGAACATCTCCTTATGACGCTGGTATCTTCTACTGCCCATACGTTCCACTACAGATGGTTCGTGCGGTTGGTGAGAACACATTCCAGCCAAAAATCGGGTTCAAGACACGCTACGGCATGACTGCAAACCCATTTGCTGAAGGTGCAACAGCTGGTGCTGGTGCTCTAAACGCAAACCTAAACACCTACTACAGACGTGTTAAAGTTACAAACATCATGTAACAATAAGAGTTGATTCTAAATCAACCAACTTAGGGGAGTCTTTCGGGACTCCCCTTTTTTTATGAGCGTTATAAATAGTGCTATAAGGGGAATAGAAATGCCTAGACTAAATGCACTAAACAGACAACCCGAAAACTTTGACTATGCTCGTCCTACTCAGTTTCGGTTTCAAATTTTAAAGATACCCAATGTCGAATATTTTACGACAGAGGTAAATCTGCCTGGCATCGCTTTTTCTGGTGATGCGATTATGAATACTCGTTATACTGCAATGCCATTTATGGGAGACACTATTAATTTTAGTCCATTGGAGTTGCAGTTTATTGTTCAAGAGGATTTATCGAACTGGAAAGAAATCTATGATTGGATGACTGGCATTGGTTTCCCTAAAGACAATAAACAGTTTGAAAACGCAATTAATCAAGGCAATGAAGATAACCCCAAACCCAACACTACAAAAGGTAATGTTGCAAACCCCTCTGTATTGACTACAGATGGAACACTAACTATTTTAACAAATAAGAACAATCCAGTTCTACAAGTGAATTTTAGGAACATGTATCCTACATCACTTTCTGGATTACAGTATGATACAAAAGATGAAGGTGCAACACAGCTGACTGCCTCAGTTACCTTCAACTATGATATCTACGAAATCGTAACGTTATAAATAAGTATGAGCAGATGATAAGGTTGACTTGAACAATCAACTTTTGAGTCTCCATGTGGGATAATATAGAACAGCAAGTTCTAACCAATCACTGCTCACTTTATTATTAAGGATGTGAAATATTATGACACTTGAAGAACTTCAGCAACAGGCTGAAAAAGATTTGAAGATGGATGATTTGGAACTCGCAGATGAGTCTCTGAAAACTGCATCTCTTCATCAAAAATATCTCACCATATACAACAACTTTAGACAACTCAAACTTATGAATGAGGGTAACTATAATGTCCTCAAACGTAAGAAGTGGGAATACTATACTGGTAAAGCAGAACCACAAGTCTATCGTGATAATCCCTTCGACCATAAAGTTCTCAAAGCAGACTTGCATATCTACATGGATTCTGATGAAGACCTTATTAAGGCAAAACAGAAAGTAGAATACTATGCAATGTGTATGGACTCATGCGAACGAATTCTAAAACAAGTCCAACAACGTGGTTGGGATATCAAGAATGCAATAGAATGGCGTAAGTTTGTTGATGGTGTTGTATGACACATGTATCTAAAAAGAATGACGTATACTTGCAAGTAGACACAGAACCGTCTACTGCTAGAGCGTTATCAGAATACTTTACATTTGAAGTGCCGGGCGCTAAGTTTATGCCGGCGTATCGTAACCGTATTTGGGACGGTAAAATTCGTTTGTTCTCTCCAGCGACAGGAGAGTTGTATCTTGGGTTACTTCCATATCTAACTAAGTGGTTGGATGAATGGGAGGAACCTTTTACCATTAGTGAGGAATTACAAGATGAAAAAGAAATCGAAAGACAACTACTTGATGGATTCATTCGAAGCCTTAGACTTAGAAGTCAAGGAAGATCTATCAAACCTCGTGACTATCAAGTTGATGCCATTGAACATGCTATCAGAAAACATCGTGCCCTACTTCTTAGTCCCACTGCATCTGGCAAATCTCTTATTATCTACATCTTAGTGCGATACTATATGTTGCTTTTGCAAGACAAAGCAACAGATAAGATTCTTATTCTTGTTCCAACAACATCTCTAGTCGAACAGATGTATTCTGACTTTATTGACTATGGATGGCAAGAAGAGTATATGCAGAAGATTTACAGTGGACATGATAAGAAT